ATGGGCATAGTGGGGCGACCGTATATAATGCATCTAGCTTACCACCACAACTAACATCTATATCAGAATCAAATGGGGTATTTTCTTTAACAGGCAGTTCTGTGGAAGCAAATGCAGGGTCTTTTGTGTTCAGAACAAAAGCATCAGACGGAGTATTGTTTACACCGGCTATCGTTACTGTTGATTTAAGCTTTTTATTGGACGCATTTAGTACTCCAAGCCCATTTTATGGCAATACTATTTTAAGCGGTAGAGGGGCAGAGTTCTACACCTCTGCTGAAACTACTACTGCTAGTCACCAGATCACTACATTTACAGTTCCTGCCGGTTGTACAAAAATAAGAGCAATAGTCATAGGAGCGGGTGGCGGCGCTGGCAGCGGCAGTAATGTACAAGGAGGGCAAGGTGGAGCTGGAATAGAGGCATATATAACTGTAGCGGCCGCCGAAGTTCTTACTTTAGAATTAGGACTCGGTGGTATTGCAGAAGGTACTGGATATGATGGCGGTCGTTCATCAGTTTTGCGGGCAGATGGAACAGTTTTACTTCGTGCGGGTGGTGGCAAAGGGAATAGTACATCAGGTCGCGATAGTGCTAATACCGATTTAACTGACGGTGGAACTGGTAATGGCGTCACAGTATTATCTAAAGGTTCTGGCGGGCCAGGGACTATAAGCGGAACAGCTGTTTCGACAAAGGCACTTCCCATTGCAGTAGCTGGACAACCTGCGGGAATACTATCTCACGGTGGAGGCGGTGGTAATTGGGCAAACGCAACCTTATCTGACGGAGAGGGAATTGGATTTGGCGGCGGCGGTGGTAGATCTGGAAACTCCAGCTCCGAGGGACCAGCGCCGGGTGGAACATATGGATATAATGGTGGATTTTCGTATAATAATGGGAATATATTAGTTGGTGGTAGTGCTGCTGGACTTGGCCCCGCAGGCGGTTCCTCGCCCGCCTTTGGCGGCTCGGCGCAAAATTTGGGTGGCGGCGGTGGATCTTTCGGCGGCGGTGGTGTTGATGGTTGGACAGGAGGTTCTGGTGCTGGCGGACTTGTTCGTATTTGGTATGCAAGTAGTACAGGCGAAGCTTCATGGATAGACACTGCAACGAATTATGTATAAAAAGAATTAGTGTAAGAGGGAAAAAACCCCTCTTACTTTTTTATTATCTCTTTGACCAGATTTCATATAGGACCCAAATAGCCACTAATCCAATCAATCCTTGAGAGCCAAGACCGGCAAGGATAGTTGTAACATTTGCAACAACACTAGTTGCTGGAACAAATGGTATTGCACCAACTCCCAACACTTCTAAAATAATTAACAAAGCTGCAACGCTTACGCCAAGCTCAGCTAAACCTTTGCACCAATTACGAACTTTATCTAAAACTTCCATCTTATAACTCCTTTTATAGTTGTCATAAGATTATTTATATATATTAAAAATTAGTTAAACTGGAGAATATTTTATGCCTTTTTGGAAATGGTGGACAAGTATCGTTGTATTAGTTTTATCACTAGGCTATGTACAATATGAACTTAATATATTGGGATTTGTATATGAAAATGATCCCACAAAAATTACTATGATTATTGCAGCTATATTTTTATTGGCTACTGCCCGTATTGGATTTTTAAGTTGGAAAAGCCAGTTTGAAGAGCCAGACATTTATGCTGAAAAAACTTCACACGATTTATTGTGGTTTAGTAGTGATGTAGTTATGTCTATTGGTATGGTAGGAACACTTATTGGATTTCTTATAGTTCTTACAACAACATTTACTGATATTGACACGACATCGGCTGCAGCAATGAAAGAAGTAATCGGTACTCTTGCTAGTGGCATGGGAATTGCTCTTATGACTTCATTGATGGGACTCGTAACATCTATTATTTTAAAATTGCAATTAGTGATGATGGAAAATTCAAATGAGGAAATATAGTTCAAATATAGCTTTTACAGATCTTTTATTTAATCTTTTAATTGGTTTTACTAGCTTACTTCTTATTGCATTCCTTCTTATTAATCCTATTGCAGAGGAAGGTAAGATCGATCCTGAAGTAGAATTTTTAATTACAATGAATTGGGATGATAGTTCTGGAATTGATATGGATCTTTGGGTGAAAGGACCCGATGATACTATTGTTGGATTTCCATCTCAAGATGGTAAATACATGGTTCTTGAACGAGATGACTTAGGTGATAATAATGATAGATATTTTTTTAATGGTGAATCACATCTTATTGAGCGAAATTTAGAAACTCTCAGTATTAATGCAATTGTTCCGGGTGAATATTTTGTTTCAGTTCATAACTATAATACGTCCTATGAAGATGAAAATGAAGAATATCCAACACCAGTCTTTATTGATTTGATGGATATACGACCATATGGAGTAAAGATGTCTAAAAGGGTAATTGTACACTACAAAGAAGAAGTATCGGTATTTTCGTTTGTGGTAGATTCAAAGGGCGTTATTAGCGACATTAATGATAGGATACAAGTAAAAATTAGACCTACCAAACCCGGTGAAATGTCTAATTTTATAGATGGAAATGGTAATAGGGCATTACGTCGAACACCAAATCGTGGAGAATCAAGATGATTGAATTAGTTATTGGTTTTGCTGTTCTACTATGCATATATTTAGCTGTATTGATGTATTATTCAAATGCTTCATTTGTCTTTAAATTAGTTGGCTTACCGACAATGTCAATTTTTCTTGTCGGACTTATTTACTTATTGATTATAAAAGCAGGTGCGCCTATAGAACAATTTCCAAAAGATAATTGGAATTATGTCCACCATGAAATAATGGATGGTGGAGATAATATATACATTTGGGCAAACTATACTGAAAAAGGTAATAGGTTATATAAAATAGAATACGATAGAGAAACCGCCAAAAAATTACAACAAGCAAAAAATAAATCTCAAAGTGGAACTCCACAATCTGGCACATTTCAAACCAGTAGTAATTCAAATAATTATCCAAATTTATTCATTGCAGATAGAAGTGAATTGGATGGAGAGGCTTTTATAAAAAATATAGATCCATAAAGGAGAGCATTACTATGCCACCACGTAATCATAAAAATTGGTTGAAGCAACCTAGTATAGAATCAGTTAGTAGCGAAATATATTCTAGTCAAAGAATATTTAACGAAGAGATTGAAAGCATATTTAGTAAGGTATGGGTACCGGTATGTCATATTAGTGAAATGTATAACGAATTAGATTACCGCACGTCACAAATTGCTGGACATAATATTATTGTATATAACACAGGTAACGGAGTTCGTGCGTATTATAACCATAGCGTACAAAAGCCAACTGGCAAACTACAAGCACCTATTGTAACTAGTGATCCAGAGCTATACAGCGAAATAAAGCATGGCGGTATGGTTTGGGTAACACTAGATCCTAATCCGACAATGGATGTAGAACAATGGACAGCAGGCGCATTTGATTGTATTGCAGATGCTATCGATACAGAAGAACTAGAAATTTTTCATTACCACAAAGCAGTTATTCCTACTAACTATAAACTATGGCATGATACTAACAGCGAATTCTATCATGACTTCATGCATTACTTTAATCGTGTAACAGGATTTAATGACGAATACTTTGCTAGAAAGAATATTGCATTTGATAATGGACATGTGAATGTTAGTAGCTTTACTGTAAACTATACTGAGTTCGATAAAGACGGTGATAGAGGAGAATTGAGTTTTCCTAATTTGCCACCAAACCAATGGTACATGGTAGACTTATTTCCAGGCTTTAACTTTAACTTACGGGGCAGTGCTTATCGATCAGATAGTGTTACTCCACTAGGACCTAATAAAGTGCTAATAGAATTTAGAGGATATGGATTACGCAAAGACACTCCAGAAGAACGACAAACTCGCATTAAGCATCACAATACAATTTGGGGACCATTTGGACGCAACTTACATGAAGATTTATTAGGTGTAACTGGACAGGGTACTACAATGAGAGAAGGCACAGAAGACAGGCATATTTTACATGGAAGATACGAAAACTCAACAATACATGACGAAGTTGGTATGCGTCACTATTATACTCAATGGGGAAAATATTTAGATATGGATCCATATCATGTTTAAATTTTTTATTCAGCGGCAATGGATGCATTGGTCAATACTTGGAACACTTATAATTTTATTTTCAACTTGGTATCAAGTACAAATTGATGTCGCTATAAATGAATGGTTTGGAGGTTTTTACGATAATCTTCAAAAAGCACTTGCCGAACCTGGTTCACTTTCAGCTGCAGAGTTCTATGGATCTCTTGCAAGTTTCGGATGGTTGGCTGCTAAATTCATTGTAATTATGGTAATTACTAAATACTTTGTTTCTCATTGGATATTTAGATGGCGTACAAGTATGGTTGAATTCTATCATGATAAATTTAAATATGCTCGTGGACTAGAAGGAGCATCTCAGCGAATTCAAGAAGACACAATCAAGTTTGCCCGTATTATGGAAGATCTTGGTGTAGGACTCATGGATTCTGTTATGACTCTTATTGCTTTTATTCCTATTCTAATAGGACTATCGGCTGCCGTTACACATCTTCCAATTCTTGGAGAAGTATCAAACTCTTTAATGTGGGTTGCACTTGCAACTGCTCTTGGTGGTACTATGTTGCTTGCCGCAGTTGGTATTAAATTGCCAGGAATCGAATATGATATCCAAAAACGAGAAGCTGGATATCGTAAAGTTTTAGTCCATGCTGAAGATGATCCAAAAGCTGGTCAGCCTAAAACTCTTGCTGAGCTATTTAGTTGGGTAAGAGACATTCATTTTAAATCGTATATGCATTATGCTTATTTTAATTTAGCCAGATATAGTTATTTTCAAGGAATGGTTCTTGTTCCTTATTTGGCGCTTGGGCCAACTATTCTTGCTGGTACTATTACTCTTGGCGCATTGCAACAAACAATTCGAGCATTTGGGCGTGTTGAAAGTAGTTTACAATATGTTGTTAAATCTTGGGCAACAGTTGTAGAGCTTATAAGTATATGGAAGAGACTAAGAGAATTTGAATTATGCATAGCTAAAGGAGAAAAAGAAGTATAAATTAGCCGTTTACAATTAATGTAAAATGTGTTAGTATATATATTATGTAGTTGATGATATTAACTAGATGCATACTGGACTCGGGGGCGGTACCCGACAGCTCCACCATAAGGATACTAAATAATGGACTTTCATTGGATAAATTGGACTAAAGGAGAACCCTTTCAATGGGGAGATTTTAGATACAATAACGGCAATCCATATAAGAATTATCGTATTGGTCCATTACTTATTCGTGTCTTTTTGATGGGGCTGAAATAGGATCGACAGGTGTTGACGGAAACATGGAGACTATCCCGATCTAAGCTGGGTTAACGCGAAGAACTTTACAAGTGCAAACAATAATTGTGCTCCATCTGGTTACGTTGCAATAGCAGCCTAACACAGGGGGTTGGCGACTTACCTAGCAACAGAAAAGTCGTACATTAAATCTTAAATGAAAAGACTAGAGCTTTTCATATAAATATTTCATTAACGTATAGTATATATAATAAAGTAATTAATTAATGGAGAAAAATTAAAATGACTACTGAAACAGAAGTTGCAGAAGAGCAAAATGTTCAAATTACCATGAACGATCTAATGATTATGAGAGCTGTTATTGACGCGTCGACACAGGCCGGAATTTTTAAAGCAGCAGATCTTTCTGCAGTCGGTTCAGTGTTTGATAAAGTAAATGGGATTGTCAATGATTTTATTGCTAAAAATCCTCCACCACAACCTGAAAGTGATACAGCAGAAGCTGAATAAATTATTTTTTGTCATGTAAACTTTACAAGGAAATAACATGGCTAAGAAAAGTAAAACACTACAAGACGATTCTAAGTATGCACATTTAGACACTGATGGAGATGGTGTTGTTTCTGACGAAGAAATGGCACAAGCAGATAAGATAATGGACCTTGAAGCAAAACGTGAAAGAATAGAAAACGAAGATAAGAAAGAAGATGCTCAGCGTGGAATGGCATGGTTTGCTCTTGCTGGAATGCTTCTTTATCCATTCGCAGTTCTACTTGCAAATTGGCTTGGTTTAGATGCTGCACCAAATATTTTAGGTGATATGGCTCCAACATACTTTGTATCGGTCGCAGCAATTGTAGCAGCATTCTATGCAAAGGAAGGTTATACAAAAGGCAAATAGTATTTCTAAATAACATATAGATATACATGAATCGGTCTTAGCAGGTACGCTTGCTAAGACCTAATAATTATGAAAGGTTTGAAAATGAAAAGATTAATATACCAAGTTTATGTTGGTAAAAAATCTAAACTATATGATCATTGTGTAGCTTCAGTAAAAGCATATTGTAAAAAATATGGCATTGACCATGAAGTACAAAAAACTCCAATTCTAATGATTAAACCAGATATTTTTCAAACAAATAGAAGTAAAGAATCATATGAAAAATATGGTGGATATTTACCAATCTATGAGAAAGAAAATGCTTTTGCATATTTAAAAAGCTATGATCAAGTAGCTATTATCGATGCAGACATATGGATTAGGCCAGACGCTCCAAATATTTTTGAAGACTTAGAGGAAGAATACGCCTTTGGCGGAGTTGTGGAAAGAACCATGCCACTTAATTCAGCTTATAAAAGTAAAATTCAAAACTATTCAAGGATGCAATACGGAAATTTAAAAAGCATAAATTGGAAATGGAATGATTTAGGTGCTGAATTCTTTAATATGGGAATGATGGTAATGAATAAAAAAATTTCCAAATATTTAAGAGGTGAAACTCCAATTCAATTTATTCGTAGGCCAGAATTTAAACCATTTGTTGATGGCATGGGTGCATGGAAGTGGTCAACAGATCAAACACTTCTAAATACTTGGGTAAAAGAAGAAAAAATGCCAGTTAAGAATATGAATTGGAAATGGAACGGACTATTTACAGCTAATACCAAAATTAAAGAATGCCATTTTGTGCACTTCTTCTTAAAAGACAAGTTGCCTAACCGCGGTGAAAATGTAGATGAACTAAGAAAGTTAGTAGAATGAAAAATGCAATTTACCAATATTGGTTCGGAGATGAGCCTAGAGAATCGGCACTAGTTGGCCAAGCAAACATGAAAAAATATGCTAAGATGGTTGGAGCTGATTATATCTATTACAGAGATCCAGAATTTTTTGGTGGACCATGTGAAAGACAAAAAATGTATTCATCTGGAAGACCTATTTATGATGATGCGTTTTTACAATACGACAAAGTTATGTACATAGATATGGATATTTTTGCAGTAGAGAATTGTACTGAAAACATTTTTGAAGAGGATATTAAACACATTGGAATTTGTCCTGAAATTGACCAACCGAGATTAAGAGACACATCTGGCAGCAGTAATAATAGTTATATTAATAATAAAAATGATAACAAATGGGCGGATGTGGTTAAAAAGGAATACAACGTTTCAGTGAATCGTGATTCTAAAAATCGACCTCTTGTATACAACGCAGGAATGATGATATATACAAGAGAAGGTTTGATTCAAGCCCGTGAAAAATTTACTCAATTTCAAAAACATATTGATTATATGAAGCACGATGGCTTTTCTGGATTTTACCTTTCTGATCAAACATATTATGGAACAATGTTACATGTTTCAGGAGTTGATTTTAAAATGCTAGATACAAAATGGAATTCTCAATTACATTGGATTCGAAATGGAAATTCAAAGTCAGTAAATGATCGCCGCAAGCCAGATACTAATTTTGTTCATGTCCAAATATCTGGAGCAGACGATTGGGGAGAAAGTGAACATTATCAAATGGTAAATTTACCCCCATCATTATGGAATATTCCAACAGAGTTTGATTTATAAATGACAAAAAGAATATTATATACAGGCGGAACTTTTGATTTATTCCATTCAGGCCATGTAAATTTTTTATCACGCTGTAAATTAATTGCTGATATTGTAGTTGTGTCTTTAAATAGCGACAAGTTTATATACGATTACAAAGGATTTAAACCATTTCATTCCTTTGAAGAAAGAAAACTTATACTTAATTCGTGTATATACTGCGATAAAGTTGTTTGTAATACCGGTAATGAAGATAGCACGGAAGCTATCGAACATGTTCAACCACACATTATTGCAATTGGTACAGATTGGGCATCTAAAGATTATTATGGACAGATGGGATTTAGTCAAGAGTGGTTAGATATTAGGGACATAGTTATGGTATACATACCTTATACAAAAGATGTTAGCTCTACTATTATTAAACAAAAGATTGTTGATCAATCGAAAGTTAAAAAATGAAAATAGCAGTTTGTATAAGTGGTCAACAAAGAAAAACCTCAATAGATCGATCAATTTTAGATAGCAGAATGGAAGAAGCATTTAGTAGTGTAGACGCTGATTTTTACTATCACACATGGATAGATAATGTATTATACGATTATCCTAAAATACATAAGCAAGCACAGCCAAAAATAGATTATCATCCAGTATTAGATGTAAAGCACAAAGCTGGTGTAATACTTGAAGAAAAAAGAAAAAAGAAAAAAAGCGAAAAATTTCAACATGCGTCTAAACAAATTTTAGCGCACGCTTATTTATGTGACAATCTAAATCGTAAATATGATATGATAGTAAGACTAAGGTGGGACTTATATTTTTCAGATAAATTAGATTATAAAGAATTGTTGGAAAAATCTTATGAAGAAGGAGTTCATGGATATGGATATCAAGCAAGGATGGATTATAACCTTTTAAATAATCCATCAGAATTATTAAAAACCAGTCGGCGATCAGACGGAATGTTAACAGATAATTGTATATTTCATAAACCTGAATGGTTTGATACTTCTTATGTGTATAAATTACATGAAGATAAAGAATTACTTCCTGCCGAATGGGGATTTTATCAAACTATGAGCGAACCATTTAATGATCATCATACTAACTTTTTAGGTGGTGTTATATCATCTAGAAATGGAGTATTTTAAATGAATATTATTTTACAACATTTTGATGGCGAACTACGTGAACTAGATAAGCTTTCTGTAGAAAATATAAAAAAATATGCAGAACGTATAAATGTAGATTATCAGCTTGTTACCGGTAAACCTTTCAGTAAAAATCTAACAAACCCATGTCAGAAAGTACATTGCATTTCACATGAATGGGATGACTACGATGAAGTATTAATGCTTGATCCAGATATGTTTGTGGCTAAAGATTTAACAACAAATGTGTTTGATAATTTAGGTAATGGCACACATTATACATGGCAGATTAGATTAAAAGAGCGACTTTGCCGAGCTCGAGTTATTAAGGAAAGCACTCCGTATTGGGCTGGTTCTTTTTATAAATTTAATAGAGAAGAGAGAAAAAGATTAAGGGATAAAATCGGAATCTTCGATCAATGGAAAGAATTTAATCGAGCATATACATATGAAGATGAAGGCATTCTTTCAGTATTAGCAATGAGAGCGAATTTAGCTGAAAATTATATAGACGTTAAATGGAATTATGATAGTTATTTACCTGATATAGATAAAGCTAAAATGATTCATATACGAACAAAAAAACCTGGGCATTTAAACGGCTCATGGGATAATGGCGGTAAGGTTGATAAGATCATAAATTATAATCGATTAGTTGATATGGGAATTATTTAATGAAGATTTTTATTACCGGCATTGGTGGATTTTTAGGAAGTCATTTAGCTGATAGATTTATAAGTCTCGGTCATTCAGTTTATGGTAATGATACTTTACTTGGAGGATACGTAGATAATATAGATAAGGCCGTGACATTCTATGAAGTCGACTGCTGTGATAGATTAAAAATGTTAGAAATAACAAAAGGTATGGATATAGTGGTTCATGCTGCTGCAACTGCTCATGAAGGATTAAGCGTATTCAGCCCGGATTTTATTACTAAGAATATTTTTCAAGCAAGTGTTTCTACTATATCAGCTGCAGTTGAAAATAGAGTAAAGCGTTTTGTGTATTGCACATCTATGGCTAGATACGGAAATCAGCAGACGCCATTCACCGAAGATATGACTCCAAAGCCAGTAGACCCTTATGGTATTGCAAAAGTAGCCGGAGAAGAAGTTCTAAAAGTATTATCGTTAGCTCATGGAATGGAATGGAATATTGCAGTACCACATAATATTGTAGGACCTAGGCAAAGATACGATGATCCGTTTAGAAATGTAATGAGCATTATGATTAATAGAAACCTACAGGGGAAACCTTCTATTATATATGGTGATGGTAAACAAACGAGGTGTTTTAGTTATGTTGACGATTGTGTAAATTGCTTAGAAAAAATGACACTTGATTCAAATATCATAAATCAAATTATTAATATTGGTCCGGACGAAGGCACAATTACCATTAAAGAGTTAGCTAGTTTAGTTGCTAATTCTACCGGCTGTAATATGCAACCCATTCATATGGACGACCGTCCGGCCGAAGTAAAACACGCTATGTGTTCAGCTGATAAAGCTAGAGATTTGCTTAACTATAGAACTACAGTTGAAGTTAAAACTGCTGTAGAAAAGACTACAGATTATATAAGAAATAGAGGTGTTAAATCTTTTGATTATAGTTTTCCATTAGAGATTATAAATGAAAAAACACCTAAAACATGGAAGAATAGGTTAATTTAAAATGACAACTAGAGTTGAAATGTTAAAAGGATTCCCGCGCAAATTAAAAGTATGCGAAGCAGGTACTCGTAGATGTGTATATGCAAAATACATGATTAGTGAGAAGTGGCTAGACCCTGATCATTTATATTTAATAGACATAAAAACAAATAGCGATGTTGAAAAATTTAATAATCAACATGAAAATGTAACTTTTTTAAAAGGAACTTTTGAAGATATGATACCAAATATTGGTAAAGTAGATATGGTATATATCGATGGAATGCATTCATATGAAGAGGTTTCTAAAGATCTAAGAGATTTTACACCGGTAGCTACTCGCTGGCTTGCTGGACACGACTGGATACCTGAAGGAACAATAATGGGTAATCTGAAATCTATAGCAGAATTTGGAGTTAGAAAAGCAGTTATGGATTGGTTAGATACAAATGATTATTATTTAACTTACGTGTCTGATGATATTTCAAATAAAGATCATGATCCGGATGCTAATTGGCCTACCCCATCAGCAAGACCTCTTTATTCTTGGGTAGTTTCAAAAACTAAAGATGATCATGATTTATTTTTAAATAATTTAGGAAAATATAATGATTAGTTTACTATGTCCGACTAGAGGACGGCCAAAATTAGCAAAGAAAATGATAGATAGCGCATTAGCTACTGCAGCAACCGACATTGAAATATTATTATATTTAAACGATAATGATCCTTGTCTCGATGAATATAGAGACACCATTGATTCAAAATATATAGAAGTGGGACAGGACAGAAGCCCAGGGTACAGTTGGAATTTGTTATCAGATAAATCAAAGCGTGATATACACTTTCTAGTAGGAGATGATTTATGGTTTATTACTAAAAATTGGGATGAAATGAGTGTAGGATATTTTGATAGAGTTCCAGATAAGTTAGCATGCATTTTTCCAAAACATGATATGTCAGAAAAAAATCCTCATTTTATGTTACATCAAAACTGGAAAAGAGTTTTAGGATATTTTGTTCCTCATCAATTTCATCAATGGTATGTCGACACGTGGACAAGAAACCTAGCGCGAAAAGTTAACAGATATATAAGAATGGAAGACGTGCACGTAAGTGCTATTAATTCTAAAAATTTACAGGATGATACTACTAAAAGGTCTGAGAAAAATTGGACTCGAGCAAATGACGCATATATGTGGCAAAGATCTCAGCGGTGGTTGAACTATGATGCAGAATTATTAAAGAAGGTTATTAATGGATAATATTATTCTTCAGCATTTTGACGGAGATTTACCAGACTGGGCTAAGGTAGCTAAAAAAACGGTTGAAAGGTATGCATTAGAAATTGGAGTAGATTACGAACATGTAGTAGGTATGCCATGTGGTAAAGAGCAAGGACCTTACACGCAGAAAATGCATATGTTAAATGAAAAATATGATGATTATGATCAAGTATTGATGTTGGATATGGATGTAGCTGCTACTAAAACATATGAAAATATATTTGATATACCACAGATTGGTGTTTTACATGATAGGGCGATGAAGTCAGCATCTAATGTTAAGAATAGATGGGAAAATAATAAGTTGTATAAACAGGGTCATCATGTTTTTTTCGGCAGCGTTATAAAATTAACCAAAGATATGAGAAAAGAATTAAGAAAATTTATAAATTGGAGTTACTTTAACGAGTGTATAAATTATAATTATGGCTCTGATGAGTTAGTATTGCATTATTTGTTCTGGAATACTGGTTTACTAAAAGATAAATCATATTATGAAATTTGCATGAGACGTGATGGTGTAAATCTTTCAGATATTCATGTTAGAAATTATGATAGATTTGATAGAAAATTTGCAAATCAACCAGAAGATTCTGAAAAAAATGCATCTCTAATACACTTCTGCGCCCATAGAAAAAACTTTTTGATTCCATATATGAAAAAAATACATGAAAATATCTAATATATATAATTATAATGTATAACTCCAGATTACTTTACATTCTCTTTGAAAAACTTAAGCATAAGTCACGGATTTTAAAATGAAAATATTTATTACAGGTATTGCAGGATTTATAGGTTATCATCTTGCAAGAAAGCTATTCTCTCAAGGACATGATGTTTCAGGATTAGATAACTTTAATGATTATTATGATTCATCACTAAAAAGAACCAGAGAATCTAAATTGACTGACTTGGGAATAGAGGTATTCGACTGCGATCTAACCTCCGACTCATTCAAATTTTATAAAAACGCTCACCGTCTTACTACTCCTCAGCCGTCATTAGAAGGTGTTGAAACTGTTATGCATCTTGCAGCATATGCTGGTGTTAGACATTCAATGTTAGATCCACATCTTTATATTCAGAATAACATTATCGCTTCACAAAACTTAATTGACAGATGCGAAAAAGACGGTGTAAATAGAATTTTATATGCGTCAACATCATGCGTTATGGCGGGTAATCCCCTACCTTGGAAAGAGGACGTGAACTTAGGGCATCAATTAAATCCTTATGGATTTACAAAAGCGACCACAGAATCTCAGTTCAAAACTAGCAAAATTAAAAATACTATTGGACTTAGATTTTTTACTGTATATGGTCCTTGGGGTAGACCAGACATGGCACTATTCGATTTTACTAAAAACATCATTGCCGGCAATCCTATAGAGCTATTCAACAACGGTGATATGACCAGAGATTTCACATATATCGATGATATCGTAAACGGAGTCTTACTTCTTTTAAACACCAGCGGCAAAGAAATATATAACATTGGTCGTGGTGAGAAAGTAATGTTAATGGACTTTGTAGATGAGATTGAAAAGAATCTTGGTCGAAAAGCAATACGTAAATTAGTACCAATGCATCCAGCTGATACCCATACCACTTGGTCTGATACTACTAAGCTACAAAAACTAGGGTACAAACCTACAGTTTCGATTGCTGAAGGTGTAGAAAAATTTGTATCTTGGTACAAAGAATATTACAAAGTCAATTAGGATACTATCCCCCTGTTTAAAGAATACTCTTTATTATACCATGTATCCATCAACTTGTAAACCCTAAAAGGGAAAATAATGAACTTATTGAATACATATTGTATTACTGTAAAAGATAATCCAATTTCCGAAAAGGGTTATAACGAATGCTGGCGAAGTTGCAGAAGCGTAGGGAATGCTTTTTATGTGCAAAAGTTTAATGCAAGCACTGAAGATACTGTCAAGAAAGAAATAATCGACTGGGATCTGGTGTGGAATTATCCATGGGAAGGTAAAGTTAGTTGTATAGCCACCGGTCTTATCAAATCGGCATATGCGACAGCTATTAAAGAAAGAAGAATGGCTGCAGCAGTAAGTCATTTTCGACTGTGGACAGAATGCTTTGAGAAAAAAGAACCCATTTTAGTTTTAGAACACGACGCACTTTTTATTAAAAAGCTAGATTACCAGTATCTTTTGGATTCAAAATATGATATAATAGGTATTAATAATCCACTTGGTGCAACACGCCGAGCTCAAGCATTTCATGATATTATACAAAAAAATAAAAAAGAAATACAGCCAGTTCCAACTATCGACGAGTTCAATATTCCACAAGGACTGGCTGGAAACTCAGCATATATAATTAAACCATCTGGAGCTGAGAAAATGATAGAACTCGTCTTTAAATATGGCCTTTGGCCAAACGACGCATTGATGTGTAAACAATTAGTAGATAATTTAGGCGTTAGTAAAACATTCTATACACGAGTTCAAGGGTTAACCAGTACGACCACTCAACATTAACTTAAAAAAGAAAGAGAAAAAAAGACATGAAAAAACTTTTAACAATCGTAGCAGCAGCCATGCTAGCAACAAGCGCATGGGCTGGGGATAAGGTTAAAGTAGGGTTCGTATATGTCGGACCAACTGGCGATCATGGATGGACATATCGTCATGACATTGGTAGACAAGATGTTGAAGCACATTTTGGAGATCAAGTCGAAACATTTTTCGTAGAAAGTGTGGGTGAAGGACCAGATGCAGAGCGTGTAATCAATGCTATGGTCCTACAGGGCGCAGACATTATCTTTACAACTTCGTTTGGTTATATGGAACCTACTCTAAAAATGGCTAATCGTTATCCACATGTAAAATTTGAGCATGCAACTGGATACAAACAATCTAAAAATATGTCAAGCTATGGATTGCGTTTATATCAAGCAAGACATGTTCAAGGCATTATTGCTGGAATGATGACAAAGACTAATAAGATTTGTTATATCGGTGCCTATCCAATCCCTGAAGTAATTCGTGAAATTAACACATATTTCATGGGAGCTCGCAGAATGAATCCTGACGTTGAGATGGATATCGTTTGGGTAAATACTTGGTATGATCCAGGAAAAGAATCAGATGCTGCTAAAGTTCTAATGGCTCAAGGTTGTGATATGGTTGCACAACATACTGATTCTCCAGCACCGCTTCAAGCTGCAGAACAACAAGGTAAACACGGCTTTGGTCAGGCATCAGATCAAATTGCATTTGCTCCTGAAGCACAATTGACTGCAACTATTGATAACTGGTCACCTTACTATATTCGCAAGGTTCAAGCTGTTATCGATGGTAACTGGGAAAGCGAAGATTATTTTGGTCATATGAATGAAGGCGTTGTTCAAATGGCACCATTCACAAATATGCCAGATGATGTCCGAGCTATGGCAACTAAGGTTATGCAACAAATTAGTGATGGTGAGTATTTTGCATTTACTGGTCCTATTAAAGATCAAGCAGGCGAAATTCGCATCCAAGCTGGTAAAGTAGCTACTGATGGTGAACTAAATAGTATGACTTATTATGTCGAAGGAATCACTGCTCGATTCCCTGGCTAATATTAATTTGGGAGGCCTTCGGGTCTCCCTTACTTTGGAGAAAATATATGATTCCAGTAATTGATTTAAAAAGCTCAAATGTTTTAACACAAATTGAAGATGCTTATACTACTGTTGGATTTGCAGTATTTACAAATGCACTTGACACAAAAGATCAAACTGATATGAATTGTTGGTTTGATGAAATGAAATCATTCTTTGAATTAGATCAAGAGACAAAGAACAAATATCCATATGAAGGTGATACTAATTTAGGATATAGCGTTGTTGGTGATGAAAACGTAGATCCAACAGCACCAAAGGATATGAAGGAAAGCTTTAACTATAATAATACTGACCGCATGTCTGAAGCACTATGGCCAGTAGAACTACCTAGCTTTAAATCAACTGCTCTTCAAAGTGTGGCTGTTGCTGATAAGCTTACTATCAATATTTTATCTAAATTCGATGAAATTTTAAAATGCGGCAATACGCTTGTAGATACACATCTAAAACCTTTTAACACGACTCGAGTCATTCATTATCCGGCTTACACTGGTCCTCTTGAAGATCGTCAAATGCGGATTGGTGAACATAGTGACTATGGTACAATTACTTTATTGTGGCAAATCAATGATGTTCCAGGTTTAGAAGTTCAAGATCTTGAAGGTAAATGGCATCCAGTTCCATATGCGTCAAACGGCGTGGTTTGTAATATTGGTGACTTACTGCAGCGCTGGACAAATGATTATTTTAAAAGTACCAAACATCGTGTAGTTAACAGCCATATACATAAGACTAGATACAGTATGCCACACTTTGTTGATCCTACACCTGGTACTATGGTTAAGAATCTGATGGGCGGTATTGATAAACATGAACCCATTGAGAGTCTCGAGTATTTGAAATGGCGCCTCGCACAGAGCTATTAATATGAAAACCTTTTTTATTACGATTATGGATAACCCTCGATCATTGCAGGTTGCAAAACGTGGAGTAAAAACTGCGCAATATTATGGAATCCATGACGCTGCGTTGTGGAAGGCTAAGACACCTAAAGATAATCCAAAACAAATTCTAGAATATAACTTTATTGGCCAACAACAATTCGATGAAGTGTATTCTAGAACTGATAACTGCAAAGCTGCGTTTTGTTCGCATCTTAGTTTATGGGAATATTGTATTCACTTAGAAGAAACAATTATTATCTGTGAACACGATGCAGTATTCACGGCTCAGTTACCACATAATCTTGAAATGAAAACTACACACTTATGTAACATTGGTCATCCATCGTATGGTAAATGGGTAACTCCAGATTTTGGTATTAATAAGTTAGTGTCAAAACAATATCTGCCAGGTGCACACGCGTACGTGGTCACGCCCACGGGAGCTAAAGAATTGATTAATAGCGCTCGAGCATTAGGTGGTCAACCTACGGATGTGTTTATTAATAATGGCAGATTTCCATGGATTCAAGAATTATATCCCTGGGTTGCCGAAGCAAAAGATAGTTTTACTACTATTCAACAAACAGAAGGTTGCTTAGCAAAACACGGATATGGTGAAGCATATGACATTATTTAATAAAGCTTTTCTTACTGGATGTGATAAAACAACTGAATGGATGCTACCGTGGTTTCTAGAAAATTACTGTAAATATAATGATGCACCTTTAATATTCGCAAACTTTGGCGTATCAAAGGATTGTTTAAAAGCTATATCGGGTAAATCTAAAAATAATCCGATTAAACATACTATTGATATGACAAAAACAGAAGATAAAGGATGGTTTAAAAAACCTAAATCAATGCTAGAAGCTTCTAAACTATGCAACTACACGTGTTGGATTGATACTGACTTTGAAATACTTTCAGATATGTCAAGTGTATTTAATTATGTAGAAGAAAATAGATTGTCAATGGTAGAAGACAAACCATGGTCAAAAAGATCTGGTGAAACCTGGCATAATTCAGGCATTGTCGCTTTTAAGGATAGTCCTCAAATTTTACTAGATTGGGCTGAAAATATTACTAAAGTTAACTTAAGAGGTGATCAAGAAGTATTACATAGTATGTTGAGAATACATCCTATACAAAGAATGATATATATCACTGACTTGCCAAATGAATATAATTGGTTAAGAGTTCAATTATTAGATGGTCAAAATAGTGTTAAGAAAAAGGCTATTCATTGGACAGGTATTAAAGGAAAAGATCATATCAGGAGCTTAATGAATAAATGACAAAAACTGCACATGTAATTGGTAATGGTCCAAGCGCTGGATTCTATAAACCAGCAAAGGGTTTAAAAATATTAAATAATCTTGCTCCCATGACAGTTAATAACGTATATGCTACGGTAATGGTTGATTTTAAAATGATGAAGGCTATTCATGATGGTATTCTTACTGTTCCTGGTGATTGGGTTCTTGGAGCAAGACCGCATAAATGGATGGAAATACGTAATGATTTCTATATGAAATACTCTCGACAGATTAAAGAATTTTATATGGTTTTACCAAAGTATGCTTCGAATTATACTGATTTTAACTGTGGACATATGGCTACACATTATACTGCTAATAAACTAAAATGTGATGAGATTCATATGTATGGATTTGATTCCATATTTGGTTTTGACATTACATCATCTTCTGATTATTATCTTGAATCATCTAGAGACAATCTCAATACTGAAAGACTCACACGTAATTGGAGACCTATATGGAAAGGTTTATTTAACGAATTTAAAGATACACAATTTGTTATTCATAATAGAACAACTGATACATCGTTAATTAAAATGCCTAAAAATGTTGAAGTTCGTAAAGGAGTTAAATAATTAATGTAACATAAATGTCACACTGTTATCTAATACTAAATTAATGCGCTTTTCAGCGCATTTTTTTATGTACATTGATCTCTACTTATGGTATAAAGGTATCAACAAAAGGAGATATACTATGGAAAATACTTATTACTCAGGCAAAGGCCGGTTTCAATCAGACTATGCTCGTTTGGTTAATCTAATGCCAGGTACCGGCGATGCCGATACTGTAGCAGGCGAAATGATCCGGAGCGTTAGCCGCTTAGGACATGAGCTATATAATAACGGCATGGGAAATAACAGCTCAGGCGCTGCTAACTTTCTTCTCAACCACGATTGTATCGATGCTGCTACTCATAAAATAATCTATCCATTTACACGTGGTCGTCTTTATGAAGGCAATTACAATGGTGATACATTCCAGAAAGCGGTTGAAAGTGCTATTGATCAGACTCTCTTTCACATCATCAAGAATCCTGGTCTAGAAACAGAGCTTAATACTGAAAGCATGTTTGATGCCGAAGAGGAAGAGCAACAATTTTGCGAAGAATGTGGTGATGAATTAGATCAATTTGATGGTCATATATGTGACTCTTGCGAAGACCATTTAAATGAAATGTTCGAAGACGAAGAGGAAGATTATTGATGTATGAAGTTCGTTGCTACGACTGGATCGAGGGCGTTAAAACCCTCGTTGCATGGTCGTCTAATATAAATAAAACGATGGCTGTTAAATTTTGTAATGAGTATCATCGTGAAGGTCATGCTCTTATCGAAATGAAAAACTTAGAAAAGGTTAAATCATGAAAAACTTAGATACATTTGATGTTGTATTATATGGCTTTTATCTTGCAGCTGTAATGATTGCTATCGATTATTTCTTAATTCCAGGGGGAATTTATTAATGGAAGATTTCTTAAACTCATTTCGAGATGGAGGTCCAGTGCCTACAACCGGAGCGGATGAGCTATGTGTTCATGCGCTTTTAGCGGGTTATCATCAGCCAAAGTTTGATAAAGAAAAAATCATCGATATGTTTATCGCGGATGCATATTCCGGTCATCTTGAATGCCTTGATGAAGATGAAGTTGAACTAGCTCTTAAGATGATTAAGAATATCCTTGATGAAGCTAACTTAAAGGGTATAAACTTATAAATAGAATAAAATATCTAGGAAAATAATTATGGAAGAAGAAGGCTTTTATATTGATGACGACGGTGTAGCAGTTATCCTTGAACCTATCCATTTTAAATATCCGTATGGCGAGGATGGCGACGAAGATGAAGACGTTTAAACAGCATTCAAAAGAAGACAAAGGGTATTATATTAACAAGGATGGCGTAACTGTCATTCTTGATCTTATTGGTAATCATAGACCTCGAAATAGCAAAAATGTTTCAGAAGAATTTGGACCAGAAATAGATGGTAAAAAGCATAATCCTCTATTCCTTCATCATAAAACCGGTAATCATCAACATGATCTAACCGCAGATAGTATTCATGACAAACTAGAGCGTACATCACCAAAGCTAAGTGATAAAACTAAGGCCGGTATTAAAAGCTATTCAGCCGGCTCTCGTGAACTCAATCAAAACTTAATTGCAAAACATCAAAACAAACCATTACCTCATCCAGAAGAAGATATGAGTGTTCACGATGATATGATGAAAGGCTATCGAAAAGCTGGTACTAGTTTTGTGGCATATGCTGGAGTAAGTAATAGAGTTCATAAGAATATGAAAGCTTCTCCTGACAAATTGCATACGTCGCATACACACATATCTGCTTCAGTTCATCCTGCAGGCGCTACACAATTTGCAGACTTAAAAAAGCATACTGATATAAGTGGAGATAATCTGCATTATGCTGCTTATCATATCGATAAGGACGATGAGGTGTGTCATGTTCATCCGCATACCGCCGTGTATCCTGATCCAAATTATACAGATGAACACGAAGTTACTATTAAACCGCATAGTGTATGGAAACATGTAGGAACTACAAGACACCTAGGTGGTGTAGGTCGCAGACATATTATAGATCACTTTAAAAGACACAAATCATGAAGACGTTTAAACAGTATTCAAAAGAATCAAAAGAAGATAAAGGTTATTATATTGATGATAACGGCGTTGCCGTATTCACTGATATTTTAGGACACGGCGATAAGTCTAGAAGTAGTGATAAGCCTAAAAAAGTTGTTAAAGAAGATGCTTCTGACGTCGAAGATATGGCTAAAAACACCAATTGGTCAAAAATAGGTAATGATAAACACGTTGAAGAAAAGTCTCATCAATTATTGCAGCATCATCAAAAGCATCAAGAAGAAAATCCTTTAAGTAATGCTCAAAAAAAAGCGATAAAATCGTATTCAAATGATTCAAAAAGATTTAATAAACATTTAATCGAAAAGCATGCAGGCACGCGTTGGCGTAGAGAAGAGTCAGACAATCATTGGGCCAAAACGAAAGGACGTCCTGATGACAAGGAAAGAGCTGCGCATGATGAAATGCACGAACATTTGAGCGGGGCTTATCATTCTCTTGGAGGACATCATAAACTATGGGCTGGAGTATCTTCTAGAGTTAGCGAAGCAGTAAGAAAATCAAAAGATGGTATAATTCATCCAGGCGGAGGACATGTATCTACTTCACTGGCCAAACACATCGCTCACCAATTTGCAACTAAAAAGACTGACTGGGGGAACCATACGGGCCAACATCATTACATGTGTATACATGTAAAACCGCACGACAAGGGTCTTAGTACTGAAAAACATGGCTCGCACCCAGAGGAGAGAGAAGTTTTAGTTAAAGATAAATTAAAACATATAGGCACTACAACACACTACGAAAAGACTGGCTATACCACAGGCGACATCCGACATCATGTTGATCATTTCGAAATTCATCACGACGAGAGTAAACCAAAAAATAAATATTTACATTTTTTAAAAAAGAACCTGACGACGGTTCGAAATTCATTACAAAGGAAATAAGTAATGGAAAGATTTGGATCATTCATAAAAGGCACGAATCATGAAAACATTTAAACAGCATTCAAAAGAAGCTGAAGGTTATTATATTGATGATGACGGCGTTGCTGTATTCACTGATATTTTAGGCCATGGTGATAAACCTAAAAGTATCAATAAGCCTAAAAAAGTTGTTAAAGAAGATGCTTCTGATGTCAAACATATGGCTAAAAACAAAAGCTGGCTGAATTGGAGTCATAAATCGATTCATGATGATGATGATGAAATAGAAAATGACGAACATGTTGAAGAAAAGTCAGATCAATTATTGAAGCATCATGAAAAGCATCAAGAGAAAAAACCTTTAAGCCGTGATCAAAAACACTCTATCAAAGAATATACGCGATTTTCAGAAAGATTTAATAAACATTTAATCGAAAAGCACACATTAAAGTCTCGTAGAAAAGTTCCAGACCACCATTGGGATGGCATGAATGGAATTCCTGATGACAAGGAAAGAGCTAGGCATGATGTAATGCATAAACATTTGAGTGATGCTTATCATCCTATGGGAGGACATTTCAAGCTATGGGCTGGAGTATCTTCTAGAGTTAGCAAAGCAGTAAAAAAATCGAAAGACGGTATAATTCATCCAGGTGGGGGCCACGTATCTACTACGTTAGATAAAGATGTTGGACAGACCTTTGCAGCTAAAAAGACTAAAGGTCCTGATGGAGTAAAACAGCCATATGGTAAACATCATTACATGTGCATACATGCAAAACCGAAAGACAAAGTTCTTAGTACTGAACATAATAGCACATGGAAAGAAGAGAGGGAAGTTTTAGTTAAAGATAAATTAAAACATATCGGTACTACAAAGCACTACGTCAAACATGCTTCTAGAAATATGGATGGCAGTTATGATGAACATACTACAGAACATCATGTTGATCATTTTGAAATTCATCACGACGGGAGTAAGTAATGGAAAGATTCAACTCATTTATAAAAGATCAGGGCTTTTATATGAGCAATGGTGTAGTTACTCTCAGTAAAGCTATAGGTGACAAAACTCCTAGAACAAAGAGAATTGAAAGAGGTATATTTGAAGGATTTGATACTACCGGTTTTAAGCAAGCAAAAACAGAAAAACGGGTCGATCATCAACATCACGAACCTCGCAATGACTTACATGATAATAAGAAAAGAACACATATGGATGATGCTCAATTTAATGAAAATATTTACGGTGAAACTGGTCATGAACTCAGCACAGCACATCGTGGATCTAACATAGAAGAAGTAGGCTCTTTATCAAGTAAACTTGAACAAAAAATGACACCAGCGCAACACAAAGCTTTTCGTCATTTTACAACTGGAAAATCTGACACAGTTGGCGATGGTAAAAAATGGGCGTCTAGTCAGATAGCTCGACATTACATCGCTGAGCACAAACATAAGACAGAAAATAAAAAATTGGGTGAGTACCATCCACATGCACTTGTTGGTCAAGATAAAGACACTGCAGAACATCTTAAAACCGCAGCTAAACCTCTTGGCCATAGGGTACATCTTTATTCTGGTGTTCATCCTTCATTTGTACAAGCTATCAAACATGCAGAAAAACATACAGATGGTGTTGTTCGTTCATCGGCTCATGTTTGTGCTACTCATGATGTGCACACCGCAGCTGGATTTGCAATTCATTCCGGACACGAGAATGAGCATGTTAGACCTTTAAATAAAAATACGGATACTCAATATGTAGGTAAAACAACTAAACATATGCTTCACATTGACGCTAAAGCTAGTGATAAAGGTATTCATATGAGTGGCGTAGAAGGTAACAAACATGCTGCTGAAGCAGAAACTGTACTTCCACCTGGAACACAGTTAAAATATTCGCATACTACACATCATTATCATACACTACCAGATCAGGGCGATGACGATCATCATAGAATCGATGTACATCATTGCACGATCCATAAACAAGATTAAAAAAAATGCGATTATGCCGCATTTAACTGTGTACATTGCCTTAAAACTATGGTAGTATGGTAATATCAAAAGGAGATGATGATGATTAATGCAAATACCCCACAGCCAGTAATTCTAGTAAAATCAGCAATCGTTAATGAGCTTCTACGCATTCATGCACCGGACGTTCAAGGCGAACAGTCTGTATCGATGGTTCAAGCTAAAGTGGTTGATCCTCGTTATGAACCACAGAATAGTGTATATGAAACCGAATATAACGGTTTTGCAATTGCTCTTGGTCCACAAATCTTAGTTCACACTAAAGAGGGTAATGTATAATGGATTATCAAGTTAGTATCACCCTCATTGCTTGCACAATGTCAATCTCAGCTTTTGTGATTGGCTATGTTCTTGGTATGAAACATGCATGGGCAGACTCTAAAAAATGATAGAAGCTATCAAAATTTTTATTGATACCATTTCAGATACGTTTAAAAGTATTGTATGGTTCTTAGCCTTTTGCGCATTGTGCAAATATCTTGAAATCCTTATGTATTCGGTGCCTTAATATGATTCGCAAATCAACACGAGCTTCTGAGATAGTTATTGACCTTGATGGTCCTAATGGTAACGCATTTTATTTAATGGGTGTAGCAAAACAATACGCGCATTCAATGGGGATGAAAGCATCTCCCATTATGTCTGAAATGTGTGCAGGTACAGATTACTATAAATTAGTAAAAGTATTTGAAAAATATTTTGGTCATTTCGTTGTTTTAGAAACTAGCAATCAAGAACTATTGGAATATATACAGGAATGATGGTATCTCTCACTGAAAAGGCAAAAGAATATATGATAACTCAGCTAGCGTTAGCCGAGAAAAATTATGTACTTCTTGAAGTCAAAGGCGGGGGATGTAGTGGATTTAAATATGACTGGACGTATGTAAACGATGACTCAAAGGGAACAGTTATAGATAGTACTTTGGTTGTAGATGCTATGGCTGAAATGTTTTTATTTGGTTGTACGGTTGATTATATAACCGAACTAGGTGGAAACTATTTAGTTGTAAAAAATCCACAGGCAACAGCTCAATGTGGATGTGGAGAAAGTTTTGCAGTATGATTTATGTAGCACAAATGGTATACACTGATACAGAAAATCCTCATAGTATTTTAGTTGGAACATTTAGTTCTAAAAAACTAGCCCAAGAGGCTTGCAACATTGAGCTTATGAGAAATCCAAAATATCAGTCATGTATTCATTCTTTTGAATTAGATGCTCCAGGCAGTCAACAGCAACAAGATGCTAAATTAAGACCAGAAATGATTTTACATACTGAACAAACTGTGATATAATATAAGTATTGGTCCCTTAGCTCAGCTGGATAGAGCAAGTGCCTTCTAAGCACTAGGTCAGAGGTTCGAATCCTCTAGGGTCCGCCAGAAACTGAGTATGAAGTTTAAACGATTACTCAGTGAAACCCTATAGATTTTGGAGGCCCCAATTTATAGGTCGGTACATTCGCTGATACCGCGAAACTCAGCCGGTTGCTGCATACGTAAAATGCAGATAGAAGAGGGCGCACCTAGGAAGGCGCCCTCTTTGATTAATTAATAATACAATGGTATTATTAATACCTATTTTAAGCCGATTAGTAATACCATAATATTAGTTAAGGATTAACAAGTTGTATAAATTAATGAGAAATAATAAAATAGTCCAGCAAATTGTCATGACAGGTGAAGTAGGATATATGATATATAAAACACCGGTTATAATTAATTTGACATTTGATAATAGGGACAAAGCACTTGAAGTTGCCAAAATATTAAATGCTAAAGTTGTAGAAGAATTTGTGAAAGTAGCTTAATGTATAACAATGAGTTTAGTTTAGATTTAAATGATATAGATATTATTGAAGCCTCATTGATTTATCGACTAAAAAGATTGACGGATAGCAGAGAAAAAGTAAAGAAAAATTCAAGCATAAATCGTATAGATTACGAAATTAATAATATACATAATTTATTAGGTAGACTACATAATCAAAAAGAGTGGTACCGGCCAAAAAATGAGGTTTATATAAGCGGATAAAATAAGGAGAGCGCAATGCTAACATGTTTAATAATTGCAGGATCGTTATGGATAGGTGATGACACACGTATGTTTCCCACACAAGGAACATATTATTTTTTAAAGATTAGAGACAGTTTAAATGTCTATACTGAAAATGGTAGGGTAACTAGTTTCCCAATACCAAAAGATTTAAATGGTGATAATATAAAAGAAGTATTTGCCAATGCATGCGCTCCCATGGTGGAATAGGTAGACACGCCAGACTTAAAATCTGTTGGCCATAGGCCGTCCCGGTTCAAGTCCGGGTGGGAGCACCAGTAAAGTTCGGATAGCTTAGCGGTTAAAGCCCCCCGCTCATAACGGGTTGATCGTAGGTTCAAATCCTACTCCGAACACCAATAATTAAAAGGATATAAAATGGATATAAAAGGACCAGGTTATTCACATCATTACGCAACTCAACCACTTGAATTAATAGTAAAGACTCAAGCGGCAAAAGAAATACAAATGGATTTAGCAGTAAAACAAAGAAACTGGGTAGAAAAAACTGTAGAAAATCATAGAGAAATGAAACAATCTTATGATGCTGCAGCTGAAACATATAACTCATCTGGTAAAATTAAGAGTGAACCCCAACCAGTCGAAGGGTCGACTAGAAAATCAGTGGACATACAAGCATGACTAAATCGATTGGACCAAATGATATTGTTCCACCAAAATACTATTCTGGTTGGGGACATGGCGAACATAATAAACATGAACAAAGCTATATGGTAGACACTCTTTATGATATGACTGATTATGCTTTCTCTATAAGTGGAAAAGCAATTACTACATCAGATGTAGACACGTCTGGCCCATTTAAATCTGCATTTGAAGCATCAACAGAAGGAGTAATTAGACAAGAATTTATTACGTATAAAATGCGTGATGGGTTAATGATAAAAGAAGTCAATGTAAGAAAATATACACCAAACGATTATATCGATTCAAAAGATGTAATTCCACTAGGGGAGATAGTTAAGTGAAAGAACAATTGATCAAAGCATGTCGTATGCATGCCGAAGGTGAGCTTGAAAGAGCTAAAACTAATTTTATGGTTTATTTAAATAATCCTACTGGCATTGGCGAACATAGTGATGTTGTAGAGGCTATGCAAAAAGAGCTTAGCACTATGGGTCATGCAAGTGAACGTCTTGAAATGTTAAGTAAGCATTTTGAATGAAATATTTTATTGCTGCTCCATTTGGAAATTATATAAAACTATCAAATGCGATTAGCGTAACTGGAAGCTGGACTTATCAGAATCGCCCAGGGCTATTTCCTCAGATCTTAAAAACACTTCGTTATACTAAGGATGGATGGCGAAATAAAATAGGTCTGAGGAATGCCGGAATAAAAGAAGGACTAAAAAGATCTGGTCCCAATGATGTTTTAAGCTTAGCAGCTATTGATCATTGGGATTGGATTAATCTAGATAGCATTGTTCCAAGTAATACTTCTTTAGAAATTAATATTAGTTGTCCTAATTTAGATAAAGATGTTGGAGCAGTTAGTTTACCAGGATTTGACTTATGGCCATCAACTAATAGAGATTGGTGTATTTGCAAAATACCTCCTACTGCAACAGAAAGCCTTATTGATCAAATAGTTGATTCTGGATACAGTCAAATTCATGCTAGTAATACTTTATATTCTATTCATGGCGGCCAAAGCGGAACAATATTAATACCATATACAAATAGAATTATCGAATATATTAAAACAAAATATCCTCATGTAACGATCATCGCTGGTGGAGGTGTGACTACAAAAAAAGATGCTGAAAATTATTTTAATCGAGGTGCTAATTACGTAAGCCTTGGATCAGTATGTTTTACGCCATGGAAAATAAAAAATATTTTATCTTAGAACTTAGCGTTTTCCGGTATAAATAATGTCAATTGAGCATTGCATATAGAGAGGAAATATTCGTGACACAATTGATTGATCCACAAAAATTTACAAAAGCCGTTGACCTTTTAAGGTCATTTTTTTTAAATAGAGGCTTCCATGAAGTACATACGCAGAACCGTTTAAGCATTTTAGCAGCATGCGAAGATCCAGAAAATGTTGCAACATATAACTACGAAGGGCAAGTTTGGCCTCTTCCGCAGACTGGCCAAATGTGGTTGGAATATGAATTATTAACTCGCCCCTCTTCGAAGGGGTTTTTTTGTATCTCGACTTCTTACAGACAAGAACCGAATGCAATTCCAGGCAGACATGACACGATTTTCCCGATGTTTGAATTCGAAATGCCAGGAGATATTAATGATCTCAGAGTAATGGAAAGGCAACTGTGTGCCCATCTAGGATTCGATGATTTAACAGAAAAAACATACAGAGAGTGGCAACAGCATTATGGCTTAAGTGCTACAACTGAATTAGATGCGCAGCACGAACTAGCGATGCAAGCCGGTTTTAATAGTTGTATGATTACAGACTTTCCAGAATTTACAAGCCCATTTTGGAATATGTCAAGAAATGAAGATGGTACAAGTAAGAAGATTGATGTTATCCTTGGTGGCATGGAAACAATTGGTAGTGCTGAGCGTAGCACTGATAAAGACCAAATGCGAGACACATTCCACACTATTTCAAATGGTGAATATGCCGGTCTTATTAACCAGTTATTTGGTAAAGATCGTGTTGAAGCTGAACTTGAAAAGTTTCTTGAATTTGATTTCTTTCCAAGAGTTGGTGGAGGAATTGGTATGACCCGCATGATTAGTGCGCTTGATACTCTTAAAAAATAAGAATAATCCAAGGTGGTGGAATAGGTAGACACGCAGCACTGTTTATGCTGTGAATATATAGTCTTAGCAAAAGAATATTTATATTCGTGCAGGTTCGAATCCTGCCCTTGGAGCCAAATATATATAGAATAGTATATATTATAAGGAGATAGTGAATGAGTAAAATTATTGAATTTCCTCAAACATCAGAATTGGATAAACAATTTATGGATATTGAAACACAACAAAAAATTATTAGAGATCAAGCAGCTAAGATTAAAAAGTTAGAAGACGAAAAAAAAGCAAAAGCTGAACTTCGTGAGGAAGGCGGAGTCATTAAGGGACAAGCAGTCTTTCTAAGCGAGTAAATATATAAATAGTATTATCTAAAAGAATACAAGGTAATACTATTATGGCACAACCAATAAATCAATTAAGTTTTAAAGCCAGAAGCCTCCTGTTTGCTCAACTATCAGCAATTGCGTACTCCGGCCTTAAAGAAGCTAAGGCCGCTGCGCGCCGGCTCGAATTCAATACAATTGAATTTTATGATGTCAATGGCGCACAGGCATATAGATTTATGAATAAGTATGATTGTATCATTGCTTGCCGAGGAACTCAGCCTACAGAATTTAATGATATTAAAGCTGATTTACAATCTATTCCAGTAATGGCTGAAACTGTTTCCCGAGTTCATAAAGGATTTAAAGCCGAAGTTGATGAGCTTTGGCCAGCTATATGCGAAGATCTAAATAGAAAACAAAATAATAGTAAAACACTTTGGTTTTGCGGGCATTCTCTTGGTGCTGGTATGGCAACTATCATGTCGTCACGGTGCTTACATAATTTATTCCTAAAAGATCCAGTTGAGTTATATACATTCGGTTCTCCTCGCGTAGGATTTAAAAAATATTGTAATTCTCTTGGTGTAATTCATCATAGATTCGTAAATAATAACGATGTTGTTACACGCGTGCCCTTGGTAATGATGGGCTATAGACACCATGGAACAGAGCATTATATGAATTCTAATGGAGAATTTGTAAATGTATCTGGTTTAAAAAGATTTTGGGATAGATTAAAAGGCATGGCTGCTGGTATTATAAAATTAAAAATAGATAACTTTAGCGATCATAGTATGGATTGTTACATAGAGAATATAAAAAATATGAAAGAGTAGAGATCCAGGAGACTACTTTTGGATTTTCCTGCAAATTGGTTGATTGACGACCCCTGTGACGACTGCACTCACTGGGTGTCTGTTTTACACAAATAGTTATTTACTTTTGTACAAAAATATGATATAATTATATGAGATAAAATGGAGATATAAATGAGAAAACTAATATTAATGTGCTCAGCATTAACATTCATCGCAACGTCTAGTAGCGCTGCGACAAGATTAGCTCATGTGACGCATATTCAAAATAATGGTTATCAGTGTGAAGATAATTCTAATTTTTTAACCTCTATAATCGTTGGAGCTGCACTCGGAAAAATAATTACTGGAAATGACCGAGGCGCGATTGCCGGGGCCGCGCTATCATCATTAAATAATAATAACAAAAGATGCTATAAAGTTCGAACAGTTTTTTGGCAGGCTCAAAGTTATGGGAGACTATATCGAGGTAGCACAATTGTTCGAGGAGATCAATATTTAGGATCTACAATATATGTGGATGGGTTACCATAATGAAAAGAGATGATATGGACATGGAAAGAATGACAGAGATTATAAATTATATTAGCTGTAAATTAATGGATGAGGGTAATGAACCTGAATTAGTTGCCGGCATATTGGCTGCTTGTTCGTTAAGTATTTATAAATCAATATTAAAAGATGATGACTATCAGGCTATGATTGACGAAATTAGTAAAAGTCGAGATAGTATAAGTCCATTTATTCGAACTGAAAAAGCTAGTATTGAAGATATGATAATGGCTTCACAAAGCAAATATATACATTAGAGTTGAAGGAGTATAATTATGGTGCAGTTAACAGACGATACAGAAGCTGAACGCTATCGTAAAATACTTTTGCAACAAGCAAATGAAATAGAAATATTGAGAAAACAAATAAAAGAAGAAGTGAAAGAAAAGTATGCTTATATAAAAAGAATTAAGGAATTAACAAATGTTTAAAAAAGTATTATTAGCAAGTGCAGTATTCATTGTTACGTCATGTACAGCGAGTATATCAGTAAAAGCAGATCCAGAACTGTATTTAGAACCCTCAGCGCCTAATACATTAAATGACAAAAAAGATAAAAACTATGCGGCTCCACCTACAGAACTTCCAAGAAATCCGACCCAGCAGGCAATGAGAATTCCGTGTGATAATACAGAATATGTAATCAACTTGCTAGAAGGATATGGTGAGAAAAAACTATTTGATGCAGCAGGCGTATTGTATATGATTCCTCCTGGTCGTCCTCCACAGTTTGCTCAACCATTCACAGCCCCTGTATCTTTTTATGTAAATATGGATAGTGGTAAATGGTCTATGGTTGTAAGCCAAAGTGGCTATACATGTCTTATAACAGTTGGCACTGACTTTATTGCTGGCGGCAGAGACGGTGGGTAACGGCGTATGGATGCTATACTCGCTTTTTTTGCTTGTAGAGCCGAATGAGAGATTTGTCTTTGAAGGAACACAATATCATAGTAAAGCTCAATGCGTCCAAATGACAACACAAAATATTGTAGAACTATCTCAATCGCTAATATCAAAATTAAATAATACTTATGGCGAAAATACATGGAAAGCATTAGAAATTGGATGCGTAGAAAAAGGTGGTGATCCTATGAAAAGGGTTCCAATAATTAATAAAAACAAAGAAAAGAAACCAGAAGGCGAAATGGTATGACTGAAGCTGAAATTGAAATTGAATTGAGTAGACAAATGTCTGATTATTATCATATTGAACGATCAAAAAATTTCAGACGAAACATGCATGAAGCACAACAAAGAAGCAAGCTAATGGATTTAAGTGTTACACCAGTTGAAAAACAAGAAAGTTATCATGCGTACATAGCTAGAAGATATAAAGAAATAGAGGATACCACTAATGTTTAGCAAGCAATGTCAATCACATTTAAATGAGGTAAATGAAACCGCAATAGATCATATGTATAATGCAGTAACAATTGCAGTTAAATTACAGGCATTAGTACCACTTTTGCTTGTTCATAGTGTTGTTCCAAGTCTATTTACTACTACAGCATCCGATACTATGAAAGATATATTAAAAGATAGAGGAACTACCGATGAGTGATATGTTTGATTTTGGCTTTACAGCTGTTACCGAAGATGAATTAGAAGTTTCAAAACAAGCTATGAATTCAGCCGTTGATGCTGAATCAAGTCAAACAAGATTAGACGATTTGTATAACGCAATTATTCCACTATTAAATAATCTAAAGAAAAATCCTGAAAAAGAATACATTCTTTGGCCGGATAGACTTGCAAAAGTTGAATCATTTGAAACGCATCTTACAAAAATCTATAAAGGTTAGCTGTAACAAATATATTACACTTTAAATTAATGCGCTTAACTGCGCATTTTTTGTTGTACATTCTCTTCATATTGTGGTATAAAGGTACCATGATAAGGAGATCATAATGCAAGAATATCGTGAAATTTCTCAGATGCTTCGGAAGCTAATCGCCAACACGCAATCATCAGAAGATCCAATTCCAGCGGGTCGTATCCTGGCTCTATCAGAACTTTTTGATGATAAAGCCGACAGTATCGAATTGGATATGATTGTAGAAATGCAAAGGAATGAATTATGATTTATCACTCTTATCAAAAGCCAGTTGTAGTTGATCTCAAAGGTAAAGGTTGGGACGATGATACTATTATGAAGTTTCTTGACTATGTAAATAAGAAAGAAACTTTGATTAAAACTGGTCGTAAGAACGGTAAATATTCTCGTGACTCAGACAAATCAAAAGTTTATAGTGCTGAGTTTAAGTACGAACGTACTTATGGTCAGGGTAAAAAGTTTCAAAATCTTGAAGAAGCTCAAAAATATTGTGACAAAGTTTTAGCTTCAAAGACTTGGAAAAAAATATCAACTGCCGGTGTAAGAAATATTGCTTTGGCTGAAATGTCTGGTAGCAGAACAGCTGGCCGTGCATGGGCTCATAATATTGATCTTAATCGTAGAAGCGGTTTAAATCAATATGTTCTTCTCCATGAGATGGCACATAGCGCAGGCAATATGCACCATGATGTACGCTTTCGTATCACTCTTCTTAAACTGGTTTCTCGTTTTATGAGTAGCGAAAATGCTGCTTATCTCAAAGCTTGCTTCAAAGAAAAGAAGTTAAAAGTTACCGAGTCATCGAATATCAAATCTCCAGAAGTCTGGAAGAAAAGCTATGATCGGTTAACAGCCGCTCGGAAAGAAAGGATGTCATCATGAAAATATGTCAGCCAGCCTTATATGATTATCACGATTTAGAATTTATTTCTAAGCTGGTATCAAAACGGTTGGCTGACAACATTGATGACAAATTGATTATTAAAGAAGTAAAGAACAAAGTAGGATCAACCTACATGGAATACACAATGAAACAAATTGAGGTACAAAAATGTTCGAGCAACCAATTCTCGAAGGCATCTTCCTAGCATGTCTTCTTATTGCAACGTTAACATAGGAGAAATATAATGGCATACAATAAACGTCATGGTGGGCCATATGATAGAGGATCAGCAGATAGCTGGTACCGTCGTTATCCAGAACCGCACTATTGGACTGGTGGATCTTATCAGGGTATTCATATCACTGAAGATCGAATGACAAAAGAAGAAGTAAACGACTATTGGGCTGGATTTGATGAAAATGAATCCGATGGTTGTCACAAAGAGTGGTAATGCTGCTGTAACATTTATGTCACACTCTAAATTAATGCGCTTTTCGGCGCATTTTTTGTTGTACATTCTATTAAAAGTATTGTACAAAGGTATTATCAAATGGAGATAAACATGACATACGCACTTTTAAATCAAAACCAAACTTCACTTTCCGACTTCGATACCATTCCTCAAATCATCTCTCATATCAAATCACTAAATCTTCCAAAAAACACACAATATATGATTTTTCCATCACATAATCAAATAACTTCTACATTCTTTCTTTTAACTTTAAATCAACTTATTAAAACATTCAAAAATACTCCACACGAATTTAATTAAAAATATCCAATCAATATCAAAACAAAACAACCAAAAAGGAAACCAAATGAAATCTTTTACTTTTCAACCTAACCCAACCTTTCAATTTTCACTTCTTCCTATCTTCACTGATGGATTAGAAGTTAACTACACAATCAATCCTGATAACACTGTTACTTTTTCTTCAAACAATGAGGATGCCCTTCAAGAATGCTGGGAACAACTATACGACGATCCTTACGATCCTTTTGACCTTATCGAGGTATAATAATATGATTCTTGATACAATCAATCTTCCAAAAAAGATTAAACCAGAAATGATTGACTCAATTGTTAATCATGCGAACGAGGTTCTCGATCTTTCAGATCTTGATGAACTAGTAATTCGTTTTAAAGCACAGAATGATGCTTGTGGCTACTTCGATGGATTTGATGATGACTCTACTGCTGGTATTGAAGTCAACACAAAAAATACTATCGATGAGATTGTTACTACAATATTTCACGAGCTGGTACACGTACAGCAAGTTCTTCACGGAGTCTTTGATGACTTTGAAAAAACTTGGAATGGAGAGTCATTCGGACATCTCGATTACAATGATCGTCCATGGGAAATAGATGCATTTAAGAAAGAAAAAGAGCTTTTTTATTCATGGAACCGCATTTAACTGTGTACATCCCTTTAAAACTGTGGTAGTATGACCTTAAATCAAATGGAGAATATCATGATTGCAACAAATATGGCAGACCGTCTTGCAATGATCGCCGCGATTGCTGAAAAGCGTAAGAATGAAAATGCTCGTAAAAATCGGCTTTCAGTCATTCGCAAAAACACTGCAAAGGTTCAGGTCGTAGCTCGTAAAAAGCGTACAGCTGAAGATAAAAAGCTTTCAGATTTCACTGGCGGTCAGGAAAATATCAATCACTATACTGACGCATCTAAGTATGCTAAAACATATTATGGCGAAACTCTTCACGAGACAACTCGTCATGACACAGATTGGGGTAACTACTAATGATTAATCCATTATGGATCGCATTCACTCTATTTTTCGGTGGGCTTGGTATTTGTCTTATAGTACTAGACTCGCTTTCAGGATACTTAATTTGCTTCGGTGTATTGGGTTGGTTGTTCGTAGCAAACAATACAGGTCAACTGTTCATCGAAGATGATGAGGATTATGAAAATGACTAATGAGCTTATTATCTTAATGGTTACAGTCCCTGTAGTAATTGCTGTAATAGTAATGTGCGTAGATGTAGGAAACCGGTAATGGAATACATAACAAATAAATTGTTAGAATTACTACAAATAATTTCTTTTAGTTTACTTGTAAGTGTACTTGTAGGAATTATGCTGATGCAAGCCGCCGCTTTAGTGTGGATGTTTTGGGATATGTTTATACGTAAGGATATGTAATGGAAGATTGCAAAACATTCGCAAAAGCATTTTCATTTGCAGAACGTGCTCACGCTAATCAAAAACGTAAGTATACAGATGAGAAATATTTTTCGCATTGTGTAGCGGTTTCTGATATGATCGAAGAGTACCTGGACACGCACGTGGTTGATGTCTCAACCACTGTGGCGATGTCTGTGGCTATGCTGCATGATGTTGTTGAAGATACATCATTTGATCATATGGACATCAGAGAGCGGTTTTCAGACGAGATTGCAATGGGTGTATGGTTTCTGACTGACACTGAATCGTTTGTTGGCAATCGTAAACTCCGTAAAAAGCTTGATCGTGATCGTTTGGCAAATGCGCCAGAGTGGGTAAAATTGATCAAGAAATTTGATATCGAGCACAACTGCGAAAGTATCAAAAAGCATGATCCAAAGTTCTATAAAATATTCAAGCAAGAAACTGATGAATTGCTTGAAGCTATGGGTATGCAAGACGACGAATACTATACAGAAGCTGAACGATATCGTAAGATACTTTTGGATCGTCAATGGTCCAGCTGATATTCAGCTGGCATTTTAAAGGAGGGCAATAGTGGTATCAGAAATTCAAACTCACGGGTTCGAAAAGGAGGAAAATGAACATGATGTTGTGGACAAGGTTTATTTAGATATTAAGCCTCGCCCACAGCAATCTGAAGTTGTTCAATCACTTAAAAATCAAGCAGGTGAAGAATGGAAGTCCAGATGTACTGAGCATTATGCTTGGAAAGCAGCTGAATATATTATTGAGCTTGAAAATGCTTTGCAAAAAGAAAAGGAAATACAAGATCATATGTGGAGATCTATGAGTCGTATCGAACGGCAAAGAGATGAAGCAAGCGATACTAATAAATTCTTAAGAAAACTTATTAACAAGTATCATTTAGAAAATGATGCATTTACCGGAAAGGGTAATATCAATGACTGAAGATCGTGATAACTATATGAATATGCTTACATCAGGCGTATGTGAAGTGACCTTTACAAAAGTAAATGGCGATAAGCGAGTTATGACTTGTACTTTGCTAGAAGGTATGATTCCATCGGCTGAAAAAGATGAGCCTATTACTCAAAGGAAAGTTCGTGCCGTAAATCCTGAAGTCATTCCTTGCTGGGATACAAAGGCAGAAGGCTGGCGGTCTTTTCGTGTTGATGGCGTGCAGGAATGTAAATATGTTTATCGCCAAAAAGTTTATTCTGTATAGCCGCATTTAACTATGTACATCGCTTTAAAACTATGGTAGAATCGTATTAACAAAAAAGGAATATATAATGTCTATGCATATGATTCAAGGTGTACAAGTACACGGCAAATCTAAAATTAAAAAGAAGCCTGGTTGGAAAGCAAGAGAAGCTGAACATCAGGCTTTTCTTGATCGTATGGGTGTGAAAGGTACTAAGCAAGATTATCGTCACGAGCGTCCAAAGTTTAAAGTTTCAAGAGATCAGCTGTCAAATACTATCGACAATGGTGTGCTCAAAGAAACGAATAAATACACTGGTAATGAGATCGCTGGTATTGTTGTTACGCATAAAAGTAATCTTATGCCAATTCGTAAAGATAACAAGCAAGGTATCATCGATGCAGCTAATATGCGCCGATGATTTTAGATAAACATGTTATTAAAGTGATCAGTGATAATGTGAATATGACGGTGCCATATTATCTTATGGCATCGTATGCTTATTATGAGAAAGACGATCCTATATTGTCTGATGATTTTTACGATAAATTAGCAAAGAAAATTCTAAAACAGTGGGATAGTATTGAACACTATCATAAATATCTATTGAGTAAAGACATGTTAGAAGCTGGTAGTTATATTGGAAAATATCCAAACATCGTTCTTGATGCGCTGGAGAACTTAAGAAAGACCGTTAAGAAATGAATCAGAACGATAGAGACTTTATTATTCAGACAGTTGAAAGATTAATAAATGCTTCGGTTCGTACGCTTACAAATGCTGAAATATCAAGATTAAAGGGTTTAATTAAAAAAATATGATTACAGTTGAACATGAATTTGATCACAGTATCATCACCATCCTCGATAATCAAGGAAAGACTGATGATGTAGAAATTATAGTTGATGAGGAACTTTGCTATATTCGTCAATACAGTGATGACGATGATTTTAATATTGTTGTGATATCACCTTACATGTTAAAAGAATTGATAGCGGCCTATGATATGGCTGAAGGTTCATACGTTACTAACGGAAAAAATTAAACAAAACGCATTTAAAGGTGTACATTGCTTTTAAACTGTGATAGTATTATCTTATGCTAAGGAGATATCAATGAACGAATTCTTATCAATTAACTCTAATATTACTTTCGGTGTATGCATCGCTGGTCTTATTTTTGTTTCTTATGTACTCGGCCAGCGTAATGCTAAGGAAGCCGAAGTTGAAGGTATTGTGGATCTCGTAATTACAAAATTATGTCATGAAGGCTATATTCATTATGAAGAAATGGATGATGGCGATTACGACTTGATTAAGATAAAGGATTATGATAATGGTAGCGCGTAAGACAGCAAGAAAAGTTAAAGTTAAGCCAACATTTTCTCGACGTGCACAGACTGGTTTTGCGGCAGCACCTCAAGATAACTTTCGTGATTTTAATGATTACGTCCGGACAGAAGTTGATAAGAAAGATGTTATAAGCAAGATTAAGTCTTATATCAGAAAATCTGTTCCTAAAGCTGATGCCAGAATTGCTATGGACGCGCCTGAGTGGTCCTTTGCGGGTCTACCTTTATTGGCATCTACTATTGTATGGAAAGAAATGGATAAAGAATTCCCAGCATGGTGGGATGCTGATAAGGTTCTGAAAAAGCATGTGAAGGAATTACTAGCACGCGGTAGAGCTAAACAAGCTGAAAAGGCTAATAAGCCAGAAGAAGCTGGTCTAGTAAAGAAAACAATTCAAGAAATTATTCAAGAGCGCACATCCGAATTTATTGGCGGTATTGATAATATAGTAGATAATTGGGAAACTGCTGGCGACTATTCAGTCTATGATGAATTAAAGAAAATCGACGCTCCATATAATATGGCTAAGACTGCTTTCGCATATTATACACCTCAGGTGAATGAAATCAATGAGCTTGTCAATGATAAGCCTGAAGATCTTCTTGAGGCATATTCAAGCTGGTCAACATCACGTCGTAAAAAGTATTTAAAATTTCTTACCGAATTATGTGCTGAAATCGAAAAGTATATGGCTTCGAAAAAAGCTTTACGCGCTACTCGTAAGCCTAAAGTTAAAACCGCAGACAAACAAGTTGAAAAACTTAACTACGCAAAAGAGTCAAAAGAATATAAGCTAACGTCTATTACACCTACTTCAATTATTGGTGCAATGCGGCTTTACACTTTTAATACAAAGTATAGAGAATTAACTGAATACGTGTGCCAAAAGGCAATCGGCTTTGAAGTCAAAGGTACGACTATCCTTGGTCTAGATGCTGACTTATGTCGTAGTACACGTCTCCGTAAGCCTGATGAATTTATTCCAGCAATCTTGAGTAAATCATCAACACAGATCAATAAAGAATGGTCAAAGCTTACGACTAAAATATCAAAAAATGTTAATGGTCGTATTAATAAAGATGTTATCATATTAAGAGCTTTGGCAAAGTAGAAAGGAATAAAATGAGCGAAGAAATACAATTTATGAATCGTGCAAAATTTAGTAAAATTATTGAATCACAGGTAATTGATAAGAAGCTATCGTATATGGATGCAGTAATTGAAACGTGTGATATGACAAATATCGATCCACAAGATGTTAAAAAGTTTATCTCAAAAGTAATTAAAGAAAAAATCGAGGCTGAAGCGATGAGTCTTAATTTTTTACCAAAGCAAAATGAATTGCTATTTGAATGATACGTTGGTACGATTATGTAGCAGTGGCTATCATGACAGTGTTCATGTTTCCAGCCGCAATAATGATATTACCTCCAATAATTAATTTTAACGCTATCATACCTCTGTACGCTTCTTGGTATATGTGGGTAATGTACTGCGATAAAAGACAGAGTATGGAAAATGACAGATAACGAAATACAAGAATTTATTAAAATGTTTAAAGGAGTGTTACCAGACCCAGACAACTATCCGGCAACTTTCGACTATTACTATCAACTATATAAACACACAAAACAAAGGAACCAAAATGTTTGAACTAATTATGATCACAATGCTCTTTTTAAATGACAATGAAGAGTTTTTTAATGCCGGACCGGCAAATAAAGAAGCTGGCCGTACATGGCAATATACTGGAACTCAACCAGTTCCTGAAGGTCATGTCGCAATCCCATCAGTTAATCCAGACACTGGTAAAGAAACAGTTATGTTTATCAGGAAATAATGATATATAGTGATGTACAAAGCGTACAATACATTGTATAATAATTCAGTAATATAAAAAATACTTCAGCAAATATAAGGAATATAATATGTCTTTTGCAAATCTTAAACGTGACCGCGGTCAAATCAGTAAACTCGTCGCAGCAGCCGAAGCTGTTGGTGGAGGGGCTTCTTCAAATAAATATACAGATGATCGTATGTGGAAGCCTACTGTTGATAAACAGAATAACGGTTATGCCGTTATTCGCTTTCTTCCAGCTACCGAAGGTGCCGAACTTCCATGGGTTCGTTATTGGGATCATGGTTTTAAAGGTCCTACCGGTAAATGGTATATTGAAAAATCGCTTACATCTATTGGTCAAGATGATCCAGTTGGAGAGCTTAATAGTAAGCTATGGAATACTGGATTGGAAGCTGATAAAGAAACAGCTCGCCGACAAAAACGTCGTCTACATCATGTGTCAAATATCCTAGTTGTATCTGATCCAGGTAATCCTGCCAATGAAGGTAAGGTATTTCTCTATCAATACGGTAAGAAAATCTTTGACAAATTAATGGATGCTATGCAGCCAGAATTTGCAGATGAAGAACCAATCAATCCATTTGATTTTTGGACTGGTGCTAACTTCAAACTAAAAATTCGGGATGTTGAAGGTTATCGCAACTACGATAAATCAGAATTTGCTTCTCAAGAAGTACTTTCTGAAGATGATGCAAAACTTGAAGGTCTTTACAACTCTATGCACGATTTAAATGCATATACAAAAGATGGCTTTAAGTCTTATGCCGAACTAAAGACCAAGCTAATGAGTGTACTAGGTGAGGCAGCAGTTGCCGGCGCGCCTACCATGGCTCAGGAGCGTAGTCTAGGTGAAGAACGACCAGCCCCTGCTATTAAAGCAGTGCCTGAACCTGCAATGAGTGCGGTGTCAAGTTCGGATGATGAAGATGATATTATGTCCCATTTTGCTAATTTAGTCAATGATTAAATAGCTAAATATAACTGAGAAATGCCGGCTTTATGCCGGCATTTTTTTTATTAATATACGCGAAGGTGTTGCCTATCGAAGGTGTTGCCTATTTGGTGGCCCCCATCCTTCAAATCTAGGGTCCATTTTGGCAAAAGAAGATCCAGCCGGAGCATGTCCGCCAACTACTGCTGAGGAGGTTGAAGTTGTGCTATTGTCAATGTTTCCAATTACTACACCCTGTGTGTTATGAAACTTGCTAGCTTCCATTGCAGTGAAAGCGGCTTTTAAATCATCAGCAACTCTTTGCTGAGAAGGCATAAGTTTTTTTGTAACTGCAGTACCGGTTAATGCATTATACAATGCAACCCCAGCTCCCTCTAGAGTTTGATCTTCTGGTTTGGTGCCAACGGCAGCAGCAACACCCATCTTTACTGCACCCGTGACAGCTTCTACAACTTCTGCTTCAAAACTTTTAACTGTTGGAAGTGTGCCGAATGCTTCTCTTTGATATTCTGCATTCATATCGAGAAGCGCAACAGGCTTTGCTTTTAAACCTAATGTTTCTAATATTTTACTTCCCATTGGCATATCGCCAATCGTACTTACAACATTCTTTTTTATGTCTGCAGCCGAAGGAATAAAATCAAATATCATATCTATCAGCCCTTGTAATTTTTCTACAACCGATTCAACAATTCCGTTCATCATCTGTTTGCCTTCAGCAACAATGTCTGAAATCATTTTAGGAATAAGACCTGTAAATACATTTTTTAAATCATCCCAAAGAGCACCGGCTGACAGCGATATACCTTCTTTAAAATTTGTTACTATACTTTCTATTTTATTAGGAAGAGCTACTGTAAATATACTTGTGACACCGCTCCAAGCTTTTTGGATCGTACTAAGTTCACCAGTTTTTCTCATAGCTATTGGATCTTTATCACCAAATCCCATCAAGGTTTTTATACCTGTCAGTACGCCACCAACAGATTCTACTATATCTTCCATAAAACTACCTTGGTACGCTTTACTCCAAGCTTCTTTAAGTGATTTACCAGAAAATATATCTTTAATGAATACTACTACACGTTCCATGGTTCGAACCGGAGCCATTAATAAGCTTTTAAATAATTTTTCAAAGGAAAACTGTTCGGCCCAGATACCAATTTTTCCTATCATAGATCCGTCATCCCACTTACCGTCTTCACCAACTCCCCACGGTAATAGTTTTCTAAGAATCCATAGCATTGCGTTTTTAATTAAATCAAATGGTGCTCCAAGAAAATTAGATATCGCAGTAGTAAGTCCTTCAGCAAAGGACTTTGCCCAGTTCTCACCTTTTCCAGACTCTTCTTGAAATTTCTTAATTCCTGTGAATGCTGACATGAGGACACCAATAG